CACCGGGACGTTTGAGATCGTCCACTCGTTGCTGGCCCCATCCTTCAATCTCATCCGGTTATTGAAACAAGGGAACCCACAATGGAACTCATCTGGCACGTACAACCATGAGTAGACCTGGACAGCTCCGGTGCTGAACTGCTCTGCGCTGCCATAGAGCGTCAGCCCAGTCGGGTCGAAATCGACCGAAGCAAAACTCGTCCCATCAATTTCTGGAGAGTCAGCTCCCTGATATATCGGACCACAATTCCTGTGGTAAATGGTTGGATACAGTGTGTATCCATAATCATCTGCTTCTGGAATAAACTGCATAACAATGAAGTTCAAATCATCAACTGGAATGATCTTTGTCATTGGGTAGGAGGCCCCGAAAGTTGTTAGCAGCCAGTTGCCGACAAATCCAATTTCGTTGTAGGGATCGTTGAAGACAGTTTCGACCACTCCGGATGTGTCGGCATTCACTTGGGCGACCATGCTTTCGCGAAGCGTGCCTTGCAGGGGGGCGACGTAAATCACTTCAGCACCGCCGCCTGTTGGTGTGTAAGACCTGTTCGCGGACGCAAAGGGAACAATGTCCGTTAGGCCAGTCGAAGGAGAAGAAACCGGAACACTTGTTACCGTGTCTGTGAGAACATCGAGCATGTTCAAGCTGGTGGAGCCGACGGCAGGGTCGGTATAGAGCAGGTATAGAGTCGAGTCTCCCTCGCAGAAACGATGGTTGTAATTGGGAGGACCAACTGGGAATCCCGCTGCCGCCCAGTTCGCGTCATCGTGTGAATAAATGTCGTGCGAGAAGACTTGTGAACCGCCTGACCAGTTGTAGCCCTGGCAGTACCAGCGTTGCGACCAAGGAAAGGCGTTGAAGCCGAAGATGCCGCTCTGTGGTCCTTCCTCGTTCCAGGACACGTAAACATGCCCCGGGTCGTTTGTAGTTGCACCCAGCGAAAGGTTGTCGCCGATGCCGCCGAAGCTGCCAACGGCAAGACCCGTCCCGAACCAGGTGTTATAGGTAAGGGGCAGGATCTCGGTGATCAACACCCAGTCGGTTCCGTCGTAGTATTTCAGCACCACGTTGCGTGCGTCCCAGTTGTCCTCACCATCTGGTGGCGGCGCGCCAACCCTGATCGTGTAGCCCAGGTAGATCCTCGCCCCGTCGTAGGCGAGTTGCGGCCGCGAGGGGCAAACGCGATCTCCGGTCGGGAATGGCGCTGAGATCGGAGTCCCCTGTTCGCCACCGTAATAGGGCAGAGTGAAGGTCATGCTCGGTTCCGTGTCGGTGCCCAATTGCGTCCAGGCAGAACCGTCCCAGTAGACAACGTTAGGGCCACGGCCGACCCACAGCCCTGACCCTGAATCAAAAGCTGTCTCCACAAAAGCAACCACCGGAGTCCCGTCAATAACAAGACAATCGGTGTCGATCCTCGCTCCATTTGGAGAATCGAAACTTCCAGCGAGGGCAGTGCCGCCGCCGAATAGATTCAAGTCGGAGCCGAGTTGCGACCCCGCATTCATTCCTGGGTATGTAGGCATTAGTGTGCGGTCAGGTAGGTGACGTTGCCATCGACTCCGACCTGGAAGAACGCCGTGCCAGAACCATCAGCCAGCGGCGCGATCAGCGGCTTGGTGTAGAGCGGCCAATAGGTGCCCATCACCAAGTCACCGTAGGAGCCGTTCGGGGTCGGTGCCCAATACCAGGGGGCTGCTTGCGTCGGGGGAGGTCCAACATCTACCCCACCGTTCAGAGTGGAAAGATCAGGCAACGTAAACACAACTGAACCGTCAGCCCCACCCGTAATTGCCCCATGAATCTCCAGATGGTTTTCGATTGTCACTATGAAACAAACAGGAGAGTATCCATTACCGTAATTCGTCCAACCGTTCTGGAATGGAATGTTAAGATAAGGGATCAGCACGCCGGTCGGGTAGCCCTGCGCCTGGGTGCCTTCAAGAGACGGGTTGAACGGCGGCTGGTTGCCGTTCAGCTGGTCGTCGGCGTTGTCCACACCTAACGTTCCAATGTAAATCCAGGGGTCGTTCCAGATGGAATCCTGACCACCTGGCATGTGATCCCATCCATGTCTGCTGATCGGCTGCCTGGTCATGGTGCCGCGTAATAGGTGTTGCTCTTGAAATACTTGTACCAGGCTCTCGGAGAAAGATCGAGCGTCACCGTCCAGTCCGGATATTCAGCATTCAAAGGATTAACTTGATGGTGAATGCCGTCCACGAAGAACTGGTTTCCCTGGTAGTTCGGTGACCCGTCCGGGTACGGGATCGTTGTGGTGGGATCCAGGCCACCGCCGCCAGGGATCGTCGTGTACACGTTCAGCACATCCCCGATTTCCACATTGAGCAGCATCTCCCACAGGGCTGCGTTCGGGGTACCACCGTTCGGGTCAACTGTTTTGAAGGTGATCGACGAGATGCGCAACGTCGAATAGGCGAAGTTGTCCACGTAGTAGCTGGCAAACGCCTGACACTCCGTTGGCCCATCGGTAGCAGGAAGCGGGGGTCCGGTCGTCGGTGCGTGTGAAGGGTCAGTGTCCTCGGCGGCACCGTGGACGATGATGTCGTTCAAAGTGATCTGCCGTGTCCCGTAGGCGGCGATCGAGATCGGGTCGAACTTCAGCTGTGCCGGGTAGTTGTACTGCGGGAAGTTGTACGGGTAACAGAGACAGGCGTTGTACTGAAGTGTTTGATCGATCGTCCATTCGATGTCGCTGAACGGCGCATACCCGAACGTCTCCGCATAGTCGTAGTCACCGACGTTCCAGAACGACACCTGCGACGGGCTGTAATCCTCCGGGATGAAACGAGGCCAACGTCCACGGAACGTCGCGTTGCCATGCCGGTCGATGAAGAAGTTCGCCACACCGGGAAACTCCGCATCGGCAGCATCCTGGATCGCTGACAGCACCGTGGTGCCCGAGTTGTACTGGTAGGCCGCACAAGCAACGTTGCCCGAGTTGATGCTGGCAAGCGAGTCAGCCGTTCCGATCCCCGGCCAGTCGCCGCTGAACAACAGGGCGTTGATCCGGTCATCCACCTGCCCGCCATTGAACGTCGTGTAGCCGGTGTTGTCAGGAACAAGCTCCGAGCGGGTGAGCTGGTCGAACCCGTCAACCAGCGAAATATCAATCAGCATCACCGACTTCGACTGGTCCGCATACTTCCAGGTGTAGGTTTGGACGTAACCGGAGAACACATCCGAGTAGACGCCCGTCACCGGATTCTGCGCGTTAATCACACACCGCTTCATCGCCCCCAGGCCAAACACATACGGAGAAGAACCAACAGGATTGAACAGCCCCGACGTGTCGGTGATCGAGATTGTCGCGGTGCCGGTCTGGGTGGTGTCCAGCTCATACTGGCGTCCACGGTCAGACGACCAGCTCGTCACGACATGCGACGGAGACGTGATCAAGTCGCCTCCGATGCTCAGCGACGCAGTAGACGGATCATCGATCCTCGTCCAAGTTGCCTGTGTTGCCCCCGAAGTCGCATTCGTGACGTTCCACGGATCCAAGAACGCGATGCAAATACCTTGTGCTGTCGTCGGCTTGGGGGCTGTCCCCACATCGGTCATTTATGCTGGCCTCTTTCCGGCGTTTGCGCCCTTTGTCTGGGTGGTGTTGCGGTTCACGACCGTCAGAATCTCCGACTGCAGCTTCTTCGTAGACCACACGTTCTTGTCGTTGATGTTCACATTGTCAATATGGATCGTCTGGTGCGGGCCTGGGTAGCGACGGTAAACCGGCTGCTTCGTCGGCGTGGCCCCAGGGGTCGTCCCCTCGTTCGTGTACGGCGGCAGCGGCACACCGGCAGCCGCGCCAGCCCCAGGGATCTTCCCGTTCGCATAAGCGAACCCTTGGGAGATCCGCTGCTCGGCCGCAACACGATCAGCTTCTGACGCATAGTGAATCCCCGCCGTCAGCTTGTACGCAGACGGTGCAACATAGTTCGACGCGTACCGGCCCTGCGACAACGTGGCCTTGATCTGCTTCAGATAGTCAGCGATCTTCTGGGTGTTGTCGGTGTCGATCTTCACATGCTTCGCAGAAGCAAGTTCGATCGCCTTGTACACCTTCTCGATCGCGTTGACCGTCCGGTTCGTCGTCCCCGGCTGCGACCTGATCAACGCGATCAGCTGCCTGATCGAGTCGGACTCCACGTTCGGCCCGAACGCAGCCAGCCCAGCCTTGCCACCCTCATGCTTCAACGAGTCCAGCAGCGTGGTGCGCAGCAGCGACAGCTCACGCGCCGCGCTCGCCGCCACCGGGTTCTGGGAGCCGGTCCCGAGAATCCCACCAATCCTCCGGTTAACCGCAGAAGAAACTTTTGCTGCCTGCTCCTTATCGATGTTCTTCAACGAGGTAGCGGCCTGCTTCTGATACCCGGCGATCTCCTTCGCGATCGCCACACCCTCCTTCGTGTTCGCCCCAACCTGGCTCTCCTTCGCATGCAACAGACCGATCGTCGTGAGGATTGTCTGCCGCAGCTTCTTCTGCTCCTCCAACACCTTCGGGTCATACGTCCCCGGCGTCACCGACCCCGCCTGGTTCGCAGCAGCCTGCGCGTTCGACAGACGGTTCGCGGCGGCAGCACCGATCTGGGCGGCCAGACCGGTCAGCTTCCCACCACCACCAGGCTTCACAGTCAGGTCGGGCTGCGGTGCCTTCAAGTCCTTGATAGCCGTGATCAGGCCAGCCTTGTCCTGCTGGTAAAGCTCGTAAGAGGATGCGTTCGGGCTGATCTTCTTCAGGTCGCTCAGCGCCCTCTGGTTGGCAGCGATCAGCGCATCAAGGGTCTTCGTGTTCGGCGTTGCCGTGTATGCGGTATTCGCGCCAGCGATCAGGTTCCGGTCGGTCTGGGAAATACCCTGGTAGTTCTGCAGCAAGCTCCCCGACGGATGCCCAGTCACCGCGCTCGGAGGAGCCCCAGTCGTCGAGATGAGGTAGTCCTCCTTGATCTGGATGACGACTTCCTTCGGCAGCTTCCCAAGCTGGGCGAGCAGATCGTTCAGCTGCGCCTTCGCATCCTGGTTCTTCAGGATCACCTGCACCTCATGCGGAGTTACCAGCTTTGGATCGCCAAGAATCCTGATGAACTGTTCCAGTAGCAAACCGTTGCGCTGGATCGTCGGACTGAACTGGTTGTTCGCAACGATGTTCTTCTGAATCGCCTTGGTGGAGAGATCGAGAGACTCAGCAACCCTCTGCGCCTGCAGCACCTGCTGGTTGCCTCCATCAGCACCAGCGCCACGACCCTCAAAAGCAGTTGAAGTGTTCTCGCCAGCCTGCTGGATCGAAGCCTTCAAGAGACCGTCGGCCTTGTCCGTCGCCTGCTTGAAAGCCTCAGCCGTATTAAGCAAGTTCTGCCTGAGCGTCTGCTGGTCGTCGCTCAACTGGTTGGTGGCCTGCCCCACCGCGAGAGAGGCCGACCTGTAGGCGTTGGAGCCCCTTGCAGCGTTCGTAGTCGCCAAAGCGGATTTGGCCGTTGCAAGCGCAATCCTGTCCTGGGCCACAGTCAGCCTGCTTGAGCTAGCCGACTGCTCGGCGCTCTGGAATCCCAAAAGACTCTTGGTCAGCGCCTTCGTCGCGGACTCAACGGGAGTCGCACGAGACAGGAAATAGAGCAAAGCGCCACCAACGACCGTCAGGCCAAGAGCGATCGGCCCGAACGGAACCTCGGCAAGACCAGCCAGGAACCCGCCACCGGCGACCTCCCCCCCGGTGGTTGCCGCCGCCGCAGCCCCCTCCTCGGCAACCATCGTCCCGGTGTACTGCTTGGTTCTGGAAACAACACCCGACACAGCAGGAGCGGCTACAGCGGTCTCTGTCTTCTGAGCGATCGACAGTTCCTCTGTAGCTTTCGCCGCCGCCTCGGTCGCGACAGCAAGGCCGCGCATCTGATTAACCGTCCCGGAAATCGCGGCCGAAGCAGCAGTAGCACCACTAACGATGATGTCTGTCAGCGACTTGAACTCGGTCGCCTCACCCTTGCTCAACCCAAAGAAAATCGCCATCTGCAGGATGGCCTTCTGCGCACCAAGTTGGATCGCCAGGAACGCACCACCGGCAACAGCGAGCAGAGGGCCGATCACCCCATGCAAAGCTTTGAAGTGCTGCAGCAGCTGATCCAGGGCGACCGCCAAGGTCAGTACCGGATGTTCAAGGAGAGCGAACTTTGCAACCCAGAGAACCGACAGGTCAATCAGAACCGTCTTCAGGCCACCCAGCGCATTAACTGCGTCCTTGAGCGCCGAGTACAGATCCTCGATCACCGGGGCGATCGCCTTGATCGTGTTCTTCACCAGGTTCAAGCCCTCTTCGGCACCCTTAGTAACAGCACCGGACTTCACCCAGGCGGAAGCAACCTTCCCCAGCTCACGAACGATCTTGTCGAACTCCGGCAGCAGCGCATCACCGATCGAAACCTTCAGCCTGTCCAACGCCACCTTGAACTGGTCGATGCCACCCTTGCTCGACTTGGAGTAGGCGGCGTCCGCGCCCTGCACACTCGACCGCAACACCACCATGTCGATCGCAGCAGTCGCGGCAGCATCATGCTGTTTCGCCAGCTGGGTGGCGGCAAGCTTAGAAGCAGCCGTGAAATGAATGCCCGCGTCAGAAGCAGCAGCCAGCCGCTCCTTCAGCTGCTGGGTTGCCGCAGTCACCACCGGCAACACGATCCCCTGACGACGCAGCACCGAAGCGTGACCCTCGGACACGAGGGTTACGTCACGAGTCGCTGTCGCAAGGTCAAGGTTCTTCGCCCGTGCGAGGTTGGTCGTCACGGTCAGCGCCGCCTCACCAGCCTTTACGCTGCCGGTCGCGGCCACCAGCTTCGTCAGCGAGTTCGTCAGGTCGGTATCGGTGAAACCCGACGCATTCGCGGCCGTCACGACGTACGACTCGATCGCTGCCTGCTGGATCTTCCAGTCGCCGCCGACGCTCCTCACCGTGTTGCCCAACACATCCTGTGCTGTCGAGAGGCCACGAGACGCCTCGATCACAGAGCGCAGCGCGGTGCCGCCGAACAAGCCAACCAGGAACGAGGTGGACGCGAACGCTGCAGCAGTGCCCAGGTTGAAGAACGACCCGGCAGCACCACGGGTGGACTTCGCCACCGAGTCGATCTCGTTCGCAGCCCCAGCCTTGAACGGACTCTCGACCGGCTTGATCCTCAGCTGTGGCGGAGCCTTCTCCTCCGGTGGGACAAGACCGATGCGGCGCTGCTGGGCGAGCAGAGCCGCCTCCTGGTCGGCCAACTGCTTCTGCAGAGTCAGCAGACGCGGGTCGTTAGACGCAATCCCCGCAGTCTGCAACGCGGAAATCTGACTCCTGGTGGCGTTAACCGGACTCTGCAGATCAGTGACGGTCGCCACGCGAGCAGCGGCGATAAGCGAAGCCTGCTGCGCAATCGTCAGCTCCTCCTCTGCTGCAGTTGTCGCCTTGGTCGTCGCAAGCTGCTTCTCTCTCCAGCTCTCAATCTCTTTGTCGTATGCCAGCAGCTCCTTCTTGACGCGGGCCTGCTGGATGATCGCCGCCGACTCCTCGGAAGTCAGATTGTTCATATCCTTGATGGAGTTGACGATCGCTGTCGATGACGCATACTCCTGCCTCAGACCCGTAATCTGCTTCTCAATCGCCGCCGCCGTCTTCGCCTGGGCGTTCGCAAGCTCATCCTCTTTGAGGATCTGAACGTTCATCACTTCAGCGATTGCGTTCTGACTCTTGTAGGTCTGGTCGAGCAACTCGTTGTTGACCCTCACCGCCTTGCCATACACCTGCTCAATCGTCGCCAGCGCATTCGCGGCCTGCAACCGGTAGAGCAGCTGCTCCGAAGAACCAGGTGCGGCAGCACCAGCGTTCTGCATCGCCGCCATGAAGTCACGCTCGGCATTCTGCAAAGCGCCCATCGTGACCCCGTAGCTGGAACGAGAGTTCTTAAGCGCACGGTCCAACATCTCCTGGCTGCCAATGGCAGCCTGCGCCTCAACCGAGTTGTAACGCAGCGCCGCGTTGTACTTCAACGTCGCAGCCGCAGCAAGGTCGGCAGCAATCGCCCCCTCCTCAGTAGCGGAGGCAAATGTCTTGGCGACGTTCCCAGCCGCCGTAGCGGAGTTCTCCAGCAGGATCAGCGCGTCAGCCTGCGCCTGAACAGCCTTCGTCGCCTTCTCCTCAGCAACCGACAGGGCGTCGAGTTCGTCACCCGAGTTCTTCGCCGCATCAGCCTGGGCTGCCAGGGCAGCCGCATTCGCCTTGGTCGCCGTGGTGTTCGCTTCGGTCGCGTTAGTGTCGGCGTTCGTCGAGGCAGCCTTCGCGTCCTGCGCACCGCCAGCGGCCTTCGCCGCAGCAGCCTGCTTGATGTGGTCGTCAGCCAGCTGCTTCAACGCAGAAGACTGCGCCTTCGTCGCCGCCACCAGCTGGGTGCCCGTGCTGCCCACCCCGGTCTGGAACGCCGTCTTCAGCGTCTTCCCCAAAGCGGCAGCGGACTTCTCAGTCGCAACCATCGAGTCCTGAATGGACTTCAGGGCTGTCTCCGCGTCGCCCAACGCGGAGACAAGCCCAGAAACGTTCGCGGTAACTACAGCGGTGAGTTCAGCGACTTCCATTAACCGAAGTGCTCCTTCCTGATCTCATCGTGCGAAGGCAGCGTCAGGCCGCCAGAAGAACCCTCTTCCTTGGCCTCCTCGATCGCCCTCAGTTCGTCCTCGTTCCGCAATTTCAGCTCCGCAAACCATTCAGACAGCTCAAACGATCCGGTCGTCGCCAACATCTCAGCGACGCTTTTCCCCTGAAGTTCGGCTACTCGGAAGTAGGCGCGCCGTTCAGGGTTGTTTCGGAGTTTCCCTCCGCCAACTCCGAGTGACGGCCCATCGCGGACAGCCGCTCGATCGCATCGACCAGCGTCTGAATCTTCCCGCCACCCAGCCGCATCATCTCGCTCACGTCACCAGCACGGAGCAGCTTCGTCCGCTTCCCCGGAGGCGACTCGGGATCGACCAGGCCGTACATCAGAACCGACCGCTGGTACGACTTCACGTCCAGCTCGTTCCTGCTGTTCAGCATCGTCGCCTGCTTGCCGATCACTTCGGCACGCTCGTCGGCGGTCAGCTCGGAAACGATCAGCCAACCGATGCCCTCAACCTCGATCTCTTTCTCGGCCAGCTTCCCAGCGGCAGCAAGAAAGTCGTTGCGGTTGACGTACTTGCGAACGGCGGCATGAACATCTTCCACCATCGCTTCCCAGTTCTCGGCCGCGTTAAGGTCGATCTTTCCGATCGTCTCTCCGAGATTCGGTTTATCAGCAGGGGCCATACTTAACTCCTTCCGCATTGAATGTGACCTCTATCCCGTTGGATATCGGCTTCACGCTCCCAATCCCAATCAGCGCACCACGGGACACCGGGAGAGTGATCAGAGCAGTCTGCATTTGCTGGCAGACAGCGCCACGAAGAATCGCAGTAGACCGCTCAGACGACGGGCCTGTGACCGACCGAGGCTCCGCATCACCAAACACCGTCCTGTTCTTCACCAACATTGGCACCGTCAGCTGCCAATCCTCCGCCGTCGTTTCGACCGAGGAAGTCAGGCATGTTCCCGACGCAACCACGTAGGGAACGCTGCGGCCGAGAGCGACGTATCCGGACGGGTAATGGATCTCGTTTACAGCAACCGGATGCCATCCCCTGTCCCAATACTCGACCGTCAGTTTCTGACCCTCCAACCAAAACGACATGCCGTCCGGCGCACGCCAGTCCCAGCCGTCCCCCTGGTCCAAAAGGGGGAGCCGCACGAACTGATGCGGCTCCCCCAGGAGGCTGACTGTGCCGCCGCGCCCATGAAAGGCGCGCACGACTTACGGCGAGTGCTGCAGCGAGCCGGTGCCTACGTAGTCGAACACCAGCGTGATCAGACCGTCAACCGGGTCAGTGATCGTCATCGTCGTGATGTTGACGGTGCCCTCAAACGAGCCACCACCAGCAACAGTCTGGAAGACAACCACGACCGGCAACGAGTTAAGCATGTTCGTGTAGAGAACCTGCTGCCCGTTCACGTCGTTCACTACGTCGTAGTAGCCCGAGATCGCTCCCGAGTAACCACGCAGACCAGGCACGAAGTGACGCCACGAGTCACCGAGAACCGAGGCGTCATAGTTGCCCGCGTCAATCTTCAGCGTCCACTCGTGAATGTCCGCGATCGGAGTGACCGGCGTACCCGGAATGTAGACTGTCCCGCCTTTACCCGCGAGTGCGGTTTCGGCCATGAATACTCCCTTTCCAACCTAGGAAATTGTGCGATGGGAGTATCGGCAGCAGAACTGAACAAACTTTTCACCTGACTGTAGGTATGCTTTCAACATGAGCGAAGACCGCAAGGCCTACAACCGCGCCTACTACCTGAAGAACCTAGAGAAGATGCGGCAGCGGGGCCGCGACTACCACAACGCCAACAAGGACGACCCGGAATACAAAGAGCGGGCGCGTCAGCGGGCCAGGGAGTGGTACCGCAGAAACAAAATGAAGTCGCCAGCCGAGATCATCGCTGCGGGTTCTCCCACCAGACGTTCAGATTCTGTGACCACTGGTGACGCTCCTTCTCGTCTCTTCCTAAATACTGCGGGGACTGGAGGGCGTAAATCAAATGAAACAGCGGCCCCCCCGATCGAAGAGTCGTCTCCACAATCCCCTGCAGCGCCCCAAACGTTGCCTGCATCAGATCGTTTCCGTCCGCAAAAGACGAGGCTTCAGCCCGACCCCTGATCTGGATGTTCGGCCGGTCGAACTTCGACTCCGGCAAACCACCACCAGTCATCGTCATCACCGGCCGCAGCCCGCCACGGGTCTGCACCGAAATACAAGTGTCGGGCTGGTCAGGCAGCTGGGTGGCGAACAGATTCGTTCCGAACGTCGCGACGGCCTGCGAGTTCAGATACGTGCAGATTTCCCACTCAAGACCAAGGCTCGGCATTAACCAATCCTTTTAACGATTGCGGCCTGGATGAACGAGACGAAGTTGTCCTCCGACTCAAACACCGGCTGCTCCAAGAACTTCGCCTGCGTCGGCGGCGCATGCTGCACCTCGGTGATCTCATGCACATCGACGGCGTAGCTGCCGACCGGCTGAAACGACTTCGGGTTCTCGTCGTACAGATGGTCACCGATCGCGTAGCCGAACGTGACAGTGATCTCGTTCAGCCCGAAGACCGGCTCCTCAACCACCGCTGAGTCATGAAGTGTTCCAGTATCGACCGGGACGATCTCCTGCGACTGATCCATCACGTCGTTCGCGAAGTCGTACAGCCCCTGGCCGATCGCAGCCCGCAGCTTGTAGCCAGCCTCCACGAAGCCCTTACCGACCACCTTCACCATTAGAGGCTCACCACGATCAGCCACGGGTTAACGTTGTCGAAGTTCGGCCCGTAGAACGTCTCGATCTTCACAGCCTGCAACCGCTGGGCTGTGGACGAATAGACACCGTTCGGCTGGAACCTGTCGTACAGCGTGAACGACCGGGCGGTCGGATCGTCGCCGTCGAAGTAGATATCCCAGACCGGCTCGACCACCGTTTCGTCGTTCCTCCGGTGAGCCTCCAATCCCGCCGAGGTAAGCCCATGTGGTTCCTGCCAGCAGTACAGCGTCACGGGCGCGGCGTAAGCCACGGGCTGCGCGAACTCGTCGAAGCCCTGGAATGCCTCCCAGATGATGGGAACCGTCATCAGTTCCTTCACGTCGAGCGGCAGCGATACGGGCTGAGGGCCGCTCATTTAAATCTCCGTATCGGGCAGGAACTCCTGGTTGCCGCCCCCGACCGGAGGCACGGAGTCGGTCGTGTACGGGGCAGCCCACGGGTTCTGCATCATGTCCTTCGTGAACTGCGGGGCCACGATGTTCGGGTCGGCAGCCAGCGTCAGCTTGTCGGACACGTAGGCCCCACCGATGTACGGCGGCACCGTGCCGAGCGCCTTCTTGCGCAGGCTCTTCGCCATGTCCAGCCACTGTTCGGCCATCTTCGTGTAGGTGACCATCATCACGCGACCCAGCCGCACATCGGCCTTGCGCAGGAACAACTTGGAGATCATCTCGCAGCAGCGGGCGCAGCCGCCCCAGAAGTTCGACTCGACCAGGAGCGCCTGGTTAATCTCCTCGTCCTGCAGGAGCTGGTTGTTAATGTCGGTGTCACCGATCTCCAGACGAACCTGATCTTTCTCGTTCGTCGCCAGATCAGTAAGGCTGTACGTCCAAGTCACCTAAGTCTCACCAACCCCAATTCTGCAAGAAGGTACGCAACGTCCCTGGCGAGAGTATCGCTCTGCAACGACAGCAATGGCGTCTTCGACGGAGCCTTCACATACATGCTCATGTCGGGTGCTGAACCACGCGCACCAGCAGGCCCAGGCGCACCAGTCTCACCCTGGATACCACGCGGCCCCTGGGGGCCAGCCTCACCCTCACGACCCTGCGGCCCCTGCGGACCCATCCTTCCCTCCGGGCCGGGAGGCCCCTGGTCGCCGCGCAAACCACGGGCCAGCACCGGGATCGCATACGGGCTGATCTTTCCGTTCTCGTCCAGGCCCGCGTAGCCACCAGGCTCGTCACGTTGAGCAACCAGCTGGTAGGTGCCCTCCAGGTTCGGCAGATGCGACTCGTCCAGGGGCGGGATGGTGCGCTTGTCGATCAGACCGCTGCCGTCAACCTCTCTGCGCAGAGGCGGATCGATCCAGACAGCCTCATCCTTGTCGTTGATCGCCAAGATTTGCCCAGCATGCCCGTGCGAGGGCAGGCCGCTGACGTAGATGTTCGTGATCGGCTGTTGATGACCGTTGCCGGTCTCCTCATCTCCTCCGGTGTTGTGGGGGTACAACCTCTGCTCAGGACCTCTACCCATGACTCTCCTTCGCTAGTGAAGTGTTTCTGTACCAGCCGTCGTCCCAGAGGGACTCAAGCCGGGTGAACCAATCAACGTACTTCGGGGCGACAGCTTCTAGCGAATATTGGAGCAGAGCAGCCTGCTGAATGGCATATGAGTCCACCTTCCCGCAGCTCTCCACAATCTCCACAGCCCGCTCCAAGGTGCGGAAGCGGAACGACGGCCTGACAGTTTCCGTGAACGCCCCAAAGTCAGTCGTTACTGCAGGAGTTCCACACAGTTGGGCTTCGATAGCGACAGCACCGAACGGCTCGATGTAGGCGGTCGGCACCAGCACCGCATGCGCCTGACTCATCAGAATGTTGCGGGCCTCGGCTCCAACCGGGCCGACATATTCAATGTCTCCCTCCAACACCATTCCGTCGTCGCAGACCACCTTGCCCGGTTCGGACGACTCCACCCCCGGCCCCGCCAGGTACAGCTTGCGGCCGGTCGCGTTGGCGATCTCCACCGCCGTCCTGACACCCTTCCGTTCGATCATCCGGCCGACGTAGAGCAGATAGTCGGCACGTTCTGGCGCGATCTGGAAATCGCCGGGACGGAAGAAGTTCGGGATCACCGCGTCGAAGTGACGGCCGTCGCATTTCATCTGCCCGTACAGGTAGTGCATCCAGGCATACGACTCAAAGCAGACATACGCAGTGAAGATCCCCTCGTACCCGGCAGCCCACTCGCAACAGATCACGTCCGACAGGGCCTGCGGAACCAGCCGTTGCGCGTTGCCCCCGGTGATCAACACCAGGTCACCGGGCATCTTCCTCTTTGTGATCTCCTGTACCGCCCTGCCGTTGAAGATCAGCCAGGGCAGATCGGTCTCACTCCATGTCGCCACCCCCGGCAGCTTGTTCGGATCCGACTCGCCATACCACTGCTTCTGCTCCGCATCCGATACCAGACTGATGTGCTCGATGCAGGGCGCGTCGTTGTGGTCGCCTGAGTAGACGAAGATTTCGTAGTCGTCCTGCATCATCTCGCAGAACTTCACGATCTTCGCCGTGAACGCACACACCGTTGTTTCCCGCGTGGTCTGCGTGTGAGGCAGACCAACCAAGTGAAGCCTCATCCGTTCTCCTTTACGCGTATTCGTATCCGCCGAGAATGATGTTGACGGCGGTGTTCGCGGAGGCGAACGCCTGGATCGTATGGGAAGTAGAACCTGTCGCGATCACCCACCAGCCGTTCCACAGCTGAGGAACGTTCGCCGTCAGAGCGAACGCGTCGATGATTCGGGTGGCGGCGGCGTCAGCTCCGAAGCTGATCGTCACCGTCTTCCCCGACGAGTTAGCTTGCGCCCAGATCGTTCGCACGATCGTCGTGGTAGCGCCAGGTTGCGTGTACACATCAGCGGCAGCGTTGGTGAGCTGCGTGATGGCCACGAGAGTCTTTGGTGTGTAAACGGCCATCTCAATCCTTT